TTCTGTTTTTGGATAATCTGTATCGACCCAATCTAAATCAATTCTAGTGTTAGATCCTTCAAGTTTAATCCCAGATCCCCACTGTTGAATCGTGTTTCCTTTGTACATAGTAGATGAATCATCAAATGAAGGATAATAGGTCTCCATATCAATGGCAAAACTAGTATTAACATAAGTGTCATCCGTATATACAAAATTGTATTTCTTGTCATTGGTGATACTATCTGGAAACCGAATCTGCCCTGGGATTCGGATTCCCCGATATTGAAAATAGACTACCTCATTTTTATAGTAGAAGTCAAAAATCTTCTCAATGATCTTAAAGGTTTTATTAAGATTATCTGTTTTGACCTTGATGTCAAACTTTATATCCATTGGCAGACTATAAAGTCTTGATGAATAGGCCTTCATTACCTTCTGATCGTTTTGGTCCCTCTCCTCCTGTGTGAAGGTGCCTCTGACGAACTTATTTGTTATGTCTCCGGTTTTAATTGCAAAACTATTGATCGTCACAATTCCTCGAGGAATAACATCATAGTTTCCATCTGCAAACTCAGGATATTTACAATCCCCAGGAATATCGATGAAGAAATCCTGCATAAATCCTCCGGTTCCAGCAAAATTATAGAAGAACGGAACTTCATGTTTTTCGATAACACCTCCCCTTACAAGATCAATTATTATTCGTCGGTTTAGCACGTCAAGAAGAGCAAGGGTTGCGTTCCTAAGAAATATATCTTGGGTGTTTCGATTGGTGATATTTTCGTGATTTGAATTCTGCATTTATTATCTATTTTTAGCGATGTATGGTAAATTAAGTTGAGGCTTGCAATTATCGATAATTATAAGCTTAGACTCGTCCTTTATATACTGCTGGCTCAGTACAAAATCATGATCGTCCTCCTTTAACATGGTATTGAATAGTCTGACGTTTGCAATGAGTAGGTTAGAGGACGGGATGTAGTACTTAAATCCACTTAAATTAAATTCGGAAACTGGCATAGTTGACTTATCTTCAAAAATCTTGATGAAATCGTTGTGATTAATCAAGTCGGCTGGATCCTCTTTAATCGAGTATACGTAGATTCCCTTCTGTCCAAATTCATTAGAAAGAGAGACTACAATTGCATGCCATTCACCGGATTTAAAGTTATTTAGGGTGTATGAAAAGGCATTTGAATTCAGGTCTATTAACAGGGTCAAGTCCCCTTCTGGAGCGGTACTTACGTATCTGCTAAACTGAGCCGAAATCTTTATTCCGGTCTGAGTATCGTTGTCGTATCCGCTTAGGAACTGAACTGCATCGCTGCTCGTGCTCACGTTAAAAAGGGAAGTGAACGTTAAATTCTTTACGTCAGTAGTATTAAAAACCGGTTCAGCCTTGTATACTATCGCAGATTCCCGAGTTTTAAACTTAACTACTGTATTTCCGTTCGAGTCAATTGACGTCATAATAGATCTCTGTTTATTAAACGAAAGATTTGTATATGCCTCAATCCTAACGTATCTACCTGAGTCTGAGTCACCTACGTGATTTGGAATGGTGTCGAATGGAGCTCTAACCCGGACAAATCTAGACTCTGATCCCTTGACGTTTTTATCAGTCGTCATTAAAGCATTGTTCACCCACGAGGTAAATGGTCCAGATCCTTGATAAGCCAGAACTGTATTATACGAGGACTGATCGCCAGGATTAATGCTCGGTATGTTTTCAACATTTACAGTAGTTGCAGTCGGTACTGCATCTCCAGTCACTATGTATTGACGCTCAACAGTCGGTATTGAACCTAAATCATAGTAATTTTCAATTAGATTAGCATGATTAAATTTATAGTTCAGTGGCCGGGTAATCAGATCCGGATGAATTGCACCTCTAGATGAATCAAATCTTCTACTTATTGTACTGTATTGATCCGGCATGGTTCCGTCCTTAATATCACGTTCAACCTCAGATCCAAACAGTTCCTCAGCACTCTGGATTACATTATCCAAAAACTGTCTGGAGTCGTCTGTTAACAGGGTATCGATATTTGGATTGTACTTTTTAAGACTTACTTTCCAGAATACCGGCTCCATCATGAATCCTCGATTGATATAACTTCCCTGTACCTCGTACATTCGATTTACCAAAGGAAAATAGAGAAAATCTCGATGCCTAGGGTGTGAATGCTTGCCGAAGATGGATTGAAAATACCTGTGATCAATATGGATCTCAAATGGCAATTGAAAGTCTAATTCAAATTCAGAAAATTTAGGATTGTTTTCCGGAAATTTATTTTCAGGTACCATCACCTTAATGCACTTTCGATCCACGTTTTTAAATAGTGTCCACTCCTTAAATATGTAGTCTCCACTGTCTGATTCAGGCACGGTTCTAAAATAGACCACTTCATGTCCGTATATCTTATTGGTATAGAAGGACATCTCCTTGAATATATTAATGGCCCCGTCCACCTGATAAGGTCTAAATCCCGGATCAGTCGTAGTAATAATTGAAGTATACTTCTCGTCTGATACTAGGGTTCTAGGGGAATAGGTATTAGGCATGGTACAAGTGGTGCCCTTTGCAAATCTAAGCTTAATCTCATTTATTTGAATAGTGGAAGCCAGCTCGTCAGTTGTGCCGTCATCGTATTCGTACTTGACTTCAAAATAGAAGTCAGAAGATTCTTCCAGGATGATATCATCAGCTTCTCCTAGGTTACCAGGTTCCACCTCGTACCATAGGGACCAATCTAGTGAATTTCTAGAGTATCTAAAATATCTTTTTAAGTTTCCCAGGTCGAGTGCACCAGGTGGATCCAGAATCACATCCTCGACAAAGTCTGTAAACCCTGTTATTCCACATACCGGATCGGCAGTAGAGAATATTCTATAATTCTTACTGAATGTTATTGAATTTTTCTCAGGATTTATTAGCAATTTAAGCGTTATATTAGCCATTAAGTGTAGGAATCAGCTTTTTATTATTTATTTAACTAAAATTGGTAAACTGAACTCTTTTTTTGCAGTAGAATAAATAATAGTATACATGAGTAGAAAAAAGCCTATACTAGATCCACTATGGATCACTCGAGGATCTGGAAGCCTCGATGCTGAGCTCTTAAAATATGTCCTGCTTGCAGCTAACAAGAAATTTAGAGATAAATTAGATGGAGGAGATATTTCAGATTTTAATGAGATTGTCTTTCATACCCTGAATCTGAATAATCTGGCGGTTGAAGGCACAGTCTTTAACTTTAATCTGAAACCGGTATGGGACAATCCTAGATTAATAGAGATTCGGGAAAGTCTTAGAAGAATATATCAGATTCCCGAAGAGGTACTTGAAGTATTTAAGAGTGCCAACTATCTTTTTACGAGCCTGCTAATTGACTACCTAGAAAAAATATTGGACGTTCTAGAATCCTGTGATATTTACACCCTAAATACAAAGGTACACCAGGAGAAGGAGATCTTCTTTATGATGAATCGTTCCAAATCAGAGGAAGTGGAGATTTGGAAACTTAGATTTGACTCAAGAATGAAAATGGGAAGTCGACTCGAGAGGATCGATAACTTTTCAATTGGGCCTGAGGATCAGATTTCTGATTCTGAGCTGGACTCAGATGCAAGACTAAAGGGAATGGATCTTGAACGAAACACAGTTTCCCTGATTTTAAGAGATCGAGGGACCCCATTTGACGACGTTGCTAATTCAATCTCTAGCACAGTCGCCTTTACTCGTGGGATTGGAATGGGCCTGCCATTTAATACTTCGATAATGGAGGATCTCTATGAAATCTTAACAGAGGAAAGAGTTCTTCCATTCACGATCAAGACCTGGATCTAGGACCATCGCCAGCATCCGCGTCTACTACTGAATATCCCTTTTCTGTTAGGATCAGTTTGATTTCATCATAACAAACATCGTAAATCGGATCAGTTTGAATCAGATCTAAAGGGCTCGGACTGCCAATATTTGAGATACCAAATCTTTTAGGTATACCATTTACAATAACAGTTGATGCCGGATTAGCTATGCTAGCATCCTGATCTAGATAGAGATTAATAGAAACCTGGATCGACTGATCAGTATTAATTACTATTTTTTGGATATTTATATAAGCCTTTGAGGTTACTCCTCCGCTTGTTGCTATTTCATCCTTAATTACTAGTGCCATTTTATAATATATTTTTTAGTTTTCTACTCTGTATGCAAAATCAACATACCACGATTCATTTATTCCGATAACTCCAGCGAGACCGATTCGAAAACGATCGAACGGAGATATAATAAATACTTCATCAGATCCTCCCCCTCCTCCTGTAATTTCTCTAGCAGTCCCTAAAAACGAAAGAAGTGACGAAAGGCGTCTACCGTTAGTATGCGGTAGGAAGGTATCGGACGTTACTCCCACTGAGTTATATAAGTATCCCTTTGCATATACTATATCTCCGATTCTTTGCCATGCAATATATGATCCAAAGCCCCATGCTCCTCCGACTCCTGTGAACACTCCAGATGAAATCGTATCTTCTCCCTCAACTGAAGTGATTTGAGTAGCGCTATCGGTCTGCACATCCGGGGTATCAAATCTACCTTCAATGAAATTTCGATCGGCTCCCTCAATATGTAGACCTACTTTATCTCCACCAGTTACTGTTCCTAAATCAAGGTATATTCCATATACATCACTGATCGAGTCGATTTGATCTAGCTGAATCTCTATTGCCTTCAGATCAGGAGTTTCCAAGTCATCTATTTGTACCAAATGGCCTCTAACGCTTCCAAGCGAACCAGATGTTTGCACAACCGAATTGAGAAATTTAACTGATGTTCCTGTTAATTGTGGATCTGTGTATTCATCTGAATCAGTCTCGGTTATTCCACGAGAGGTAATATTCAACCCTCCTAAATTATTTACAGGATCGTTCTCGAATAGAGATGATATGTTAACATTGATTCTTGAATCTGTTCTGATTCCTTCCCCTTTGTCGACCCATAGTCCTCCAGAACCAATAGTTGCTGAACGGCCTACCTGTAGAGCCTGAGATATTGATAAGTTATTTGCAACCTTTATGTCCTTAGCCTGGATGTTTCCGATCTTAGCCGCTGGTGAATTAATACCGTCGATTTTAACAGATCTAATTCCAGGAGCATCAGTTAGATTACCAGTAGCAACAGTGTATATTCTATCACCGACCATTGTCATTTTACTCGGTCTACCATTTCCAGTGGCAGATGCAAATGTTTCATAAGGTTCAAGCAGAAGCGGACTAGAAGCATCACTAATGTCATAGGTTAAAATAGTAGATCTATCTGCTGTGGTATCTTCTGCATAGATATATGCATATTGGCCAGATATTTCTATATCATAAGGAGAATAGTTAGCCGGCAG